GCAGTTAGATACCGTTGGGTGAGTACCGGTTCCGAAATGGAAAAAGGAATTCAATATCCTTCCGTGTCGTGCATGCGTAGGGTTATCGCATGAAAGGTGCATCCACGAATGAGCTGCTTCGAGTACCGCTCGGCACCTACAGGGGCCGAGTCGTGGATGAGAAGTTCTGTGTATTGCATTCGCCCCCTGACTATGGTCATGGTTCGGAAGCTAGAACTAGGACAAAGATTGGAACGGTGTTTAAAGTGCTGGACACTGCGTACTATAAGATTAACAAGGGTGATCAGGCCTTGTAGGGGAATACTTTCCGGATGTTCCATGTCTGAAAGACAGCTCCACCACGTTGGGTTCTTTGTCGGAGCCGAACCGTGCCATTGTCATAGACATTGGTAACTGTATACGGTCCTCGATAACGGTCGGTGCCGTGTTTGCGTTGTGGGTCTTGCTCGACCACTACCTTGTCTCCTATGGAGTAGGTGTGCGGGATGCGAGTAGCGTTCTCGCGTTTGTTATTCTGGATGATAAGCTTCTGCTTTCTATCCTTAATATATTTCCAATCAGCCTCAAAGCGTACGTTGTGAATAGCGTCTCGCTGGAACACAAGTTGCATAGGCGTGGCTTGGGTAGTTGTATGTAGAGTAGCTCGCATCGCGAAGGCTACTGCTGCGAGCAGACCGTCCCACGTTCCGTTGGTTAGGTCATCCTTGCTACGTATCCGTTGAGTGCGGATCATGTTATGCAAGGTTTGGTGTGCTCGCTCCACAATGGAATTCGCTTGTGGATTTCGAGTGGTAATAGGCTTCCTCTGAATGCCGTATTCCTTCTTGAGGAGGGTGATGACGTCACCCATGAATTCGCGTCCGCGATCCATTACTACTTGGCTTGGCCAAGGGTATCGATTGAGCCATGTCATCTCTAAGATGTTGGCTATCTCGTCGGATCCCTTGCTGGTGATCTCAGCGATCTCGAACCATCCGGTTGCGGGATCAATCATTGTAAGGCAGTGCAAGGTAGTCGCGTTAGCTGGACGTTTCTTGTTCTTGTCACGTGCCGGTATGTCGTAGGGACCTATCAGGTCGATACATAATGTTTCCCAAGGCGTGACTTCCGCTGTCTTGGGTGGAAGGATACCGAACTTACGGTTCTTCCGTTTGGAGTGTACACAAGCGTCGCACTTCTTGCAGACGTTGGTCACGGTGTTTCGCATTCCTTTCCAGGTAAAATGCTGGGCCATAGTAGCCTCGGTCCTGGTCTCACCAGGGTGCATAAGCAGGTTGTGATACCACTTCACTGCTGCGACTTGTAAGGTCTTTGGAACGACAATCTTGCCGTTCCTGGTGTAGAGGTCATAAGACTTATCACCTGCCTTGTAGTTGGTCGTGCGATAGCTATCCGAGTGCTTATCGACGTAGTCCTTGAGACTGTCATCGCGTTGTTGTTCACGATGTAAGCGACGGTAGGATAGCGGATAATTCTCAAGAGGATCATCGTCGTCTGCTGCAAAGCATTCGGCCATGTGCTCAGGAGTATATTGCTCGATCCAACGTCCGTCTTGTAGGAGGTAAATCTCCTCTGGAGCCTCATGCTCTTTGAGGTCCAGTCGACTTAGGGCATCTGCCACTATGTTGTCTTCACCCTTAATGTATTTCAATTCAGGGCCATATTCTTCTAGAACTAGTCGCCATCGCATGACTCGTTCGGTATTGAAGTTCTTACAAGTAAGATTCTTGTGATCCGTATGTACAACAATCTGTTGTCCCAAGAGGATGTTACGAAACTCCTTGAGTGTTTCCACTATGCTCAAGAGTTCGCGTTCGGTGGTAGTATAGCGCGTTTGCTCAGGTTTGAGCTTGCGACTGTAAAAGGCGATAGGCTTACCGTCCTGTGATATGACTGCCCCTAGCTGTGTGTGGCTAGCATCCGTGTGGATGATGAAAGGCTTGTTGAAGTCAGGGTATGCTAGCAGCGTTTCCCTACTTATGATTTTCTTCATGGTCTTGAAGGAGTCCTCTTCTTCGGGACCCCATTTCCACTTGGTGGTCTTGGAGGTTAAGGCTGCCAAAGGCGCCAAGACGTGTGATCTTCTGATCCACATGTCCCTGTAGTAGTTAACGATGCCGATGAACTTACGTAGTTCTCGGCGGTTCTTTGGAGGAGCAATTCTTTGAATGGCTTCCACCTTCTTAGAAACTGGCTGGATTCCTTCTCGAGTAATCCAGTAGCCTAGGTACTCTAGCTCGTGGCGAGCGAAAGATGATTTATCAGCGTTGACTTTCAGTCCTGCTTGACGTAATGTCTTGAAGATGCGTTCAAGCTTCTCTAAATGATCTTCGAACGTTCCGTTCGTGATTGCTAGTAGGTCGTCAATGTAGGCTCGCACAAAGTCAAAGCCTTCAAAGAGTTCGGACATTTTCTCTTGAAAGATGTCAGGGCTATTGCATAAGCCCATTGGCAAACGTTGATATTCAAACTTGCCGAAAGGTAGCACAATGGTGCATAGCTTCTTTGAGTCGGGGCTTAATTCAATGTGATAGTAGCCCATGTTCAGATCTAGACTGGTCGCGAACTGGAAACCTTCCAGCTTCAAGAGCATGTCTTGAATCTTGGGTATGGGATAAGGCCTGCGCCTAATCCTTTTGTTGAGTTCCCTGAAGTCAGAGATGAATCGTACCGATCCATCCTTCTTGGGGATAACGAAGGTAGGCGCTGCCCACTCAGAGCGGTTAACGCGCTTGAGAACTCCTATTTCGCATAGACGTTCTACCTCGTGTTTGAGAGTTTCCGCATACTTATGTGGTATGGGATAAGCCTTGGCGTGATATGGCTGTACGTCAGGCTTAAGGTCGATGTTGTACTCGATATCATTCCAATTACCGAGTGAACCATCAAATAGGTCCTTGTACTTTAGCAAGAGCGTGTATAATGCCACGCGTTCGTCTTCATCAAGATGACTTGCTTCCTTGACTACCTCTTCGAGGTTAGCAGGTTCATATTTAGCATCAATAATTCCTTTGATGCGTTCCATAGCTTCGTCAGCTATGTCGCTATCATGTAAATGATAGGCTTCTTCGAAGGTTGCATCTGCATCCTTCATAGGAATTTGGGAGTCGTCCCATTCGACAGTGTTGCTGGAGAAGAGGATGTCGATCCCTAAATCCTTTAGGATGTCTCGTCCTATAATCATGTCATACGCCCCCAAGCTCTTGGTGACGTGTAAATCCCATTCAATCAACCGATTGTCATGGAGTTCTGGTATAGTGAACTGAGCGTTGCACTTGGTAGTAGTTTGGAGTGCACCTCCTGGTGTTGTCCAAACTGTCTGGCTGTTCTTCGACTTCTTGAGTCGAAGCTTCTTGGCGTACTTGTCAGTTACTAAACTGCCAGAGCCACCACTATCCAGTAGAGCCCGTAAGGTTACTGGCTTGGGTTTGCCTAGGGAAGTGTTGAAGGTAACGAACACTATAGGCTTAAGATCGCAAATCTTGCGCTTCTTTTTCTTGGGTTTTCCGTGGCCTCGGATGAGATTAGCTATAGAGAAGAGTTCGTCTGAACTAGCTCTAGCGTCGTCAATACATTCATCTAGGGATGAATAGGGTTCCTCGTCTAAGTGGAAGATCTCTTCCCTAGAGGACATGTCATACAATTCACGAGAGTACGAGTCGTTAAAGATTGGATTCATCCACATCTTATTATCATTATTATCTACTTCTTGTAGAGGCTCATCCTGGCCTGACCTTCAGACGGAGACTTCATCTCCGTTCTTGGAGTCATCATCGGAATCATCGGAGTCAATCTTGAGATTATCCATGTTGCCGAAGTTGAACTCGGAGAAATCAATTTCCCCCTGTTCCATCGCGTTGACAGACTTGTCATCGTCGTCTTCAGAGGCCTTGCGCTTCTTAGCGAAGGCATAAAGTTCCTTGCGCGCCTGCTTGCGCACAAAGGCCGCCAATTCCTTCTTAGAGGAGTTGGTAGACTTGTCAGCGTCACGCTTCCAGGTCTTGTTCTTGTACGCCGGCTTACGGTCGCCGTCGTTGTTGCGAAGGGCCTTCGCTTGGTTCTTCAACACCATGCAATCGTCGGTGTTGTGAGAGCCGTTGTTGCCGTGGAGGAGGCAATATTTGCCGCCTTCGGACTTGCTCTTCTTGGCAGAAGAGTCCTTGCGGGGAACCTTGTTATCGGATTTAGTTTTTCCGCCATCTCGGGCAGAATCAAAATCCTCAGCGTTCTCCATGCGTTCACAGAAGTCGACGACTTCGGCGAGCGTCTTCTCAATAGGGTCAAAACCCTGCTTGTCCATCTCGCGTATCCAACTGCGAGGGATGCCATTCTGGATGACATCAATGACTTCATCGAGCGACAACATCTGTTCGCGCCGATTGCCAAAGGGTGGTAACATGGGGAGCTCGTCATTGTTAATGCGAGTCACATGATTCGCGAAGCTGCGGATAGACATCCCAGCTGGCTTGCGACAAGCGCGGCGCATCCAGCGCTTCTGCTTGGTGAGGGCCTTGTGAGGCGCCATGTACGTGATCACGGCGCGCATCCCAATGGTGATGACCGCGGCGTTGATGTCTGGTACTGGGACCAGATCTGCTGCCGCCGTAGCGGTTGCGTGGTCCTCGTTGTGAGGAGCCCCACGACGAGTGTCATAGACCAATTTCTTGGCCGCTAAATGACGTTCCTCAATCGCCTTCGTGATGGCTTGGTTGAACTGGTTCAAGGCTTCGTCTTGAAGTAGTTCGCGGTAGAGACGAACGGTTGCCTCATCCGTCGTGATGTGAAGTCCGGTGAGGATCTTCAAGATGTCGGTGGCGAACCGAATGGCGCAACGAACTTCTTCGTCGCCCGTGATCTTACGCATGTGGAAGTCGTAAGTCGGACTCGTATCGTTCGTAGGTTCAGTTCGAAGTCGGAACTTAGCGAACTTGAGCTTGTCGTCTTCGTCAATGGTCTCTTGGACCAAAGGAAGAGGTGGTGGATCGAACTTCTTCTTTCCGCCGTTGGTTTCCTTGGGGAGAACTACCTTCATGGTTGAGGAAGAATAGTTAAAAATAAAATTGCTTAAAACAAAAGGTGTTTGTTAACAAAATGCACTATGCTAAAAGCTAGTGTATCTTAAGATGAAAATTGTGAGCTTAGAAAGTTATTCGAAAACTAAACTAAAGATGAAGCCGAGATCCTCTCTGCGAAGGATGACTGCAGCCGGTCATCGAAGGAGGTTCTTGGATTCGATCCTGGCCTCCCACGCCACGGAGTGGTCGTGATGTGGTGTCGATGTGGTATCTTCTGAGTACCACACGCTAAATACTCATGTCTTAGCGACAACGAGATTTGTAGCAGGTTAACTGCCGGAACATACCCCACGAGGTTTGTCGCGATATTAACACGGTCTCCCACAGAGGTTCCGCAGTTAGATACCGTTGGGTGAGTACCGGTTCCGAAATGGAAAAAGGAATTCAATATCCTTCCGTGTCGTGCATGCGTAGGGTTATCGCATGAAAGGTGCATCCACGAATGAGCTGC